AGCTGGAATAAGAGTACCTGACCGAGTACAACACGAGATAGCTGGTGAAATAAAAATCAATATAGACTTAAGTTAATAAAGACTGCTTGTATTTATCTGGATGTATAACAAATATTGCTTTCTATAAGAGTTTGGTTCTTTTCTAAAGAACAGAATATCTGGACGTAAAACAAATGTTGCTTTCTACAAGAGGGGGGTGGGGGCAAAAACGAATGTTTATATACGCAAGAACAGTAGAAGAAATTCTGATAGACATTATGACTTCAGAAAAAGCAATCTTTAAAAATCAATGCCTTAATATGTACAAAGAAAGATCAGAAAATGATCAGGAGTACATAGACTGCGATTACGATATCAAACAACATATCTACGGTCTAAAATTCAGGCGTAACGCTTGGCAAATGCAAATTGACAGATCAACAGAACGCAGTCAAGCACACCTACAAGAAGTTGGTGGTCATCATAAAGATTTGAAATCAACTCCTATCCCTAAAAGAAAATCGGATAATGAGGAATATAAATGCAGACTATATAGATTGCGATTTCAAATCTACAATGAGCGCATCAAGGCATTGAAAGAAGTTTACCAAGAACTTACCAAGAAAACATATGTGGCTGATTCAGGTGGTGATTCCACGGTTCTACAAAGAACTAGGACAGCAACGGTAAACTTCTCTAAACCAATAGAAGAAGACCTTATAAAAAAGAACAAAGAGGTTCTTGCTCAAGCTGTCTAATAATAATTACTCCTATCCTAGAGGGTTAACCATATCCTCTAGGTTTATATTTTAAAAAAAAACAGCGCAAGAACTGAGGGAGTAATACCGAATACGGAGCAATTATGAAAATACTAATACCAATAATAACACTAGTAGTAATTTGGAATCTCATAATGATCGTGATGATCCCATATTGGTTATATCAGGAGATTCGGATTAACCATAAAGAACTAACAATAATAGAATCGGAATGGAGTAATTATGATTATCAAAACATTGAGAGCTATCTCACTAGGAATTAAAGGTGGATATAAAATAACTGAATGGGCTTTAAGAGAAGATATTGAGGCAGTTAAAAAAGGAATGGATAAAACACCAATCATAAAAGACTACAACATAAGAAATCCATTTGTTAAAAAAGTAATGCCAAATGTCCATAACAAAACAGAGCTTTAAAATGATTAAATCAATAGGAATAATGCTACTCATGGTATTGACAGTAACAATGGTAGTATTAATGACAGAGTACAGTCCATTTAGATATGGATTATTAAATGACTGGCTGTTGGTAGCATCATCAGGTCTAGCAGTATTAATGTATCAAGAGGTAATGAGAAGATGAATTTAATAAAACATTTTATAATAGGATTTATCGTAGGATACACAGCAATCGTAACACTACAACTCCTATCACAAATACTATGAGAAGAAGAAATCCAATCGCAAGGCAACTACATAGCCCAAGATACCAAAAGCGTGTAGTTGCCATGAAAACCAGTTACAACAGAAAGAAAACCGAAAAAGAAAACTTGGTCGAAGACCGTAGACAAGAGGTCGAAGACCGATCACGAGGTCGAAGACCGAGCATCAAGGACGAAGTCCGTAATACCGAAGTCGAAGACCGAAGAAACCGAAAGTCAAAGACCGAAGGATAAAACATGAAACTAAAAATCAAAGATGAATTTGACAGCAAGAGTACAAAACTAGGAACATTTATAATCTTGCTCATCACACTAGGATTAGGATTCATAGTAACAATGCTAGTAGCTGGAGTGAATCCAACATTGGTAATCAGCATAGTGTCAGCTCCAATGTGGGTTTTCATAATAATACTGGCATTAAAATTAACAAAATATTTAAGAGGTAAAAATGGGTAAAGTAAAAGCGTGGCTAATGGACATGGAGGCAGAGGCAGTAGGAATGAAAAAGAAGGAGTTTATCAAGCAGTATGGTTTAAATCAGTTGGGTGTATGGGAAAAAGCAAATGCAATAGATTCAGAAGAACCAGACATGAGTGATCTAGAACCATCACAGAAAGAAATAGACAAGCACTATGCAACGAAAAAAAAACTGAATGGAAAATCCAATGATTAAAGAACTAGCAACACAGGAAAAATTCAAGGATATCAAGACGTTAGCACACAATCTTAAACTATCTGAAAGTTGGGAAGAACTTCCTTATGTAAACGACAGGCTAACAAAAATAATTTCAATCTGTGATGAACAAATAGAAACTACAAATAAAATTGTAGATGACCATGCAAAAGAAGGAGAAAGAAATGCCTGAAGAAGTAACTTACTTTAGCGAAAGCAAACAGAAACCAATCGCTGTGTCAACAATGTGCGACCAGCATGTACGGTATGCTTTCATCAAACACCTTCGCAATGGTAATGGAAATTATAAAAAGGCATATGCAAAAGGATATGAGGATGGTTTAAATAAAGCATCTGAAATTTTGAATAATATAGGAAAGGAAAATAACAATGCTACAATCAGTTAGTTATAAAGAAATAAGAAATCTACCTGACAAGTTTGCCATACACCCTGATGCAAACTTCAATGTAGGTCTTCGCCCAGTATTTGATGTATTTCAAAAACCAATAATGGCAAAGAAAGAAGTTTACAGAAAGGACACAGGCATAGGTTTGTCTGTAGTCAGTAACACATATAAGGTACGGTCTTATGAAAAAGCAATCAATCACTTCAACGATTTAATATTGAACTCAAAACTTAATCTTGATGATGTTCAGATAACGGATACAGTTGATAACAATGGAGCTGTGTATCTGCGTAACTGGAAATTCAATAAGGAAAGAGGAGCAAAGATGTTTGATCATCCTGAAGAACGAAGTGTATTTGAATTACAATTCAGGTCTTCACACAATCAACGATTTGCAGAAGACATGATAGCTATGGCAAGATATATGTTCTGCGACAATCAATGTACCACACTAGACTGGATGCTCCATGTACGCACTAAACATAATACTGATAAGGTTATCGAGAAAGATTATAAAGCTATTGATTTGGCTCTTGAAAACTTCTTCCAAGGCGAAGAAGAAAAGAAAAGATGGATCGGACAGAAAATAGCAGAACACACAGTTTTGACATTATTTAAACAGTATTTAGCTTGGTCAAATAATGATAACAAAGAACAGTGGTGGAGTGAAATACAAATGAAAGCATTAAAAGAACTCTATGAAAAATATACCAAAAAATATGGTGAAAATTTATTTGCAGTATTTCAAACAGCAACAGACTGGTCAACCCATGTGGAAACAAAGGGCAAGGTATACAATGTACAGGAAAGAAGAAACGGTAGGGTACAGGACATGCTTATCAGCGATACATGGAGAGAATGTCAATCATACCGTTAAGGAGAGATCGTCAATGAGGAAAATTAATATTCGAGGTAATATTATATTAGATAATGACATTAAAACTAAAGTACAATTTCAATTAGAATCAGGTGCGCATTATTTAGCTTGGAATAATTCTATTAGTAAAACATTAGATGTAGCAGTAATACTAGCAGCAATACAAGAAGTAATTGATAAAGTAGATACTGAAACTTCTATTAGATTGTTAGACAATCATTACACTACACAACCAAAACCGAAGCTATAGTAGAAAAGAAGATAAACGACAACACAGGAGGGCTGCATGAAGAAGAGATTAATTAGAAAAATTTTTACCACATCCAATTATTCCATATTTAAGGATCTTAAAGGAAATAGAATAGTCAATGATCACAACTTAAAAGGAATCATTAAAAGTGTGGAGGAAGACGGTTGGACATATGATCTTGTTCAAGTTAATGAAAAAATGCAAGTGACGGACGGTAAACACAGAGTAAAAGTGTGTGCGCTTAAAAATCTTCCTGTTGATTATTACATGGTGGAAGGGGCTAATATTGACGACACTACAGTCATGAATACGCACAGAAAGTCTTGGAGTTTTGACGACTGGCTTCACAGGTATGTTTCTCATAACTATGAAGAATATAAGATATATGACCATTTTTATAAAAAATGGAATTTCGATCATTGGAGTACCATATTCCTATTGTGCCGAACAAAAGGAGTGAGAGGTCGTGGCAAACTTAAGAAGGCTTTTGAAACAGGTAACTTAAAAATTGAAACTCTTGAAGAAGGAAAGAAATGGGCGCAACGTATTATGGATATAAAACCGTTCTACTCCAACTATAAGAGACGTGCTTTAATTCAAGCAATGATCCGTATTTTCCATGACAGTCGTTACCACCACAAAACTTTTTTAAAAAAATTAAGTTTGGTGAGAGATCGTTTATACGATTGCAGCTCTGTTGGTTTATATCTTCAGCGTATTGATGAAATTATGAATTACAGTACGCCAAAAAATAGACGAGTTAATTTTTATTACCAATGGGGGGATGGTGATTCCATTTTTCAGGAACGAATAAGATAACCTAATGCAAGAATTTATACAACAAGGTATTGAAAATCAATGAAATTTTGAATATTACTTCTCCAAGTGAGAAAATCTCTTGGAAAAAAATTTCACAATCAACTGATACCCCAGTTTGTGAGAAAAAGACACAAGCTCAAGATATCCCAAATGGAACTTGATGACATAATTGGTGTCGCAAAAGGGCTGGTATCCAAGTGGGAAGTAGGTATACGAAACCCATCAGGATATCTCTTTTTGTGTTGGGCTGACGCATTGAACTGTGATCTGTGGCTAAAAGAAAAAAGAAAATAATAATATCAGGATGGTGGTTCTTCAATATGAGTTTGAAGGAACGAGTGAAACATCAAATGTGTCAGGAGAAAGACTGCAATAATCATGGCATTTTCTCACCAGATTTTATGAGATCATGGTATTGTGGAGAGCATATGGAAAAGAAATGGTAGATAAAATAAATCCTGAGTATTATCGAGACTTCAACATAGAAGTAATAGATGCAATAACAGATTGGCAGCTAAATTATATGGAAGGAAATATAATTAAGTATGTTGTAAGACATAAAATAAAAAATGGAAAAGAAGATATATTAAAAGCCATATGGTATTTAAATCAAATTTTAGAGGTAGAATATAATGGTAAGAACAATAGAAGATATGATAAAAAATATTCTTCGAAAAATAAAAAGAAACAAAAAGGAACTCTTGCCTCCACATGAAAGAACAAAAAAATGGAGAAATAACATACTGGATTATGTCTACAGGCATAGGATAATGGAAATTGATAACTTCAATGAGTTTAAAATAAAATTTGAAAAGAATCAGATTCCGAAGGAGCTGGTAAGTAAAATTGACATTCTAATGAGGAGAGAAAGAAATGACAAACATAGGGATTATACAAAACGACAACGGAAGTACGAAGACAAGAAAACTAAGATCAGACAGACCAACAGGAATAGGGGGAACTGATGCTAACAAGCTGGTTCACCAAGAATGGCTGGAATTGTATGACGAGAAGACTGGACGAGCAGAACCAGTAAACCTAGATGATGTACTGCCAGTACAGATGGGAATAACAACCGAACAATTTAATAGGGAATGGTTTACCAAGCAAACCAACATGAAGATAGACATACAAATGTCACCAATCTGGTACAATGATTATATCTATGGAAGTTTGGATGGAATAATACACAATAACTATGCTGTCTTTGAGGCAAAGCATACACACGCATTTAATACTTCAGCAAAGAAGAAGGTGGAATTTGTTGACAAGTATTACCCCCAACTACAGCATTACATGTTGGTATCAAAGCTACCCAAGGCATACCTATCCATCTTCTTTGGCAATATGTACTATGAATATATAGAGGTCTTGGAAGACAGGAAATTTCAATCAATGCTTCTGAAGGCATATAAATATTTTTGGGATGCAGTTCAGAACAAGAAACCAGTAACTACCAACTGGAAAGAATTTCATGAGATCAAAGATGAATCAGTATCCGAATGATGCTGGGTACAAAGAACCCACGACATCAAAGGCAAGTGCTGAAACAGTACAAGCCAAGAGTATTCGCAAGAAGTGCCTGATGATATTGAGAAACAAGATGGAGTACGGAGCTACACCTGATGAGGTAGCCAATCTCCTGAACATTAGCATACTGTCAGTACGACCACGATTCAGCGAATTAAAACTAAAGGACTGTATCGAAGATACAGGAAGAACAAGGAGTAATGAAAGTACCAAACAAGCAAAGGTGTGGAGGTATATAAAAGATGAATAAAATATACACAGTTGCCGGATATGTGGCTGTTGCATTAGTTTTGTGCATCCTTGTGTATGTTGTAATGGGATTTATACAATGAAAACTGAAGAAATCATGAAAATCCTGGAAGAGAACAAGATTACTAACGTTCACAAGAAAAAGGAAAAAAAGATGAGTAATCAATTGTTTTGGAAAAGATCAGCCATTTTATATAATGCATGGAAACAAGCAGAGCATAAAGACATGAAGAAATATATGGTATTGGAAATTAATAGACCTGATGAAAATAATGCCGAACAAAAAGTGTGGTTTAGAATAATTGGGTGATTTAGAATAAGGAGAAATCATGACTAGTAATAATAGAGAAATATGGGATAAGGTAAAAAATACCAATCCTAGATGGACAAAACCATTCGGTAAGTTTGGAAAGCCATTAACAGCCATTGATCCCATGTATCAAATCATGGTAATGACAGATACATTTGGACCAGTAGGAAAGGGATGGAACTACAAGGTGAGCTATACATACACGCCAACGCTAGTGTTTGCTGAAGTGTCAGTAGCTCATGAAAAATTCTGTACTACTGGAGATACAATAAATATGTATGATTGGGATTACTATGGACCAGTATCGTCAGTACAAGCATTAACTAAAAAGAATGGTTTATTGGATGATGAGGCTCCAAAGAAAGCTATGACGGATGCCTTGACAAAAGCCTTCAGCCATATTGGAGTAAGTGCAGATGTATTTCTAGGAATGTTTGACAATAGTAAATATGTTGAGGACATGAAAGAGAAATTTTCTCAAAAGCCAAAGGTGGCAGATGAGAAACTAATTAAGTTTAATAAATAGAGAGGATAATATGTTGAATATTGTTATACTGACTGGAAGATTGGGAGCTGATCCTGAATTGAAGGAAACTTCACAAGGTGGAAAGTTCGCAACATTGTCTTTGGCGACAAACGAAAAGTACAAGGACAAGGACGGAGAATACAAAGAGAAAACACAATGGCACAAGGTTACTGTATGGAACTCAAACCTAGCAGAAAGTCTTGGTAGGTACATCAAGAAAGGTGATGTCGTTAATGTTACAGGACAGATAGAGTATCGTTCCTATGAGGCAGACGGTATTACCAAGTATGTCACGGACATAGTGGTAGGAAGATTTTCAGGAAATGTACGGTTGATCCCTATGGGTAAAACCAACAGCCATAATACAGAAGGACCAGTAGCTAAAGCCATCAATGAAGAAAAAGCAAAGGTGAAAGCTCAAAGCTCGGAAACGGAAGATGGTCCAATACCATTCTAGCAAGTAAGGTAGCTCCTTGACCTTGCTAACTGTGGGTGAAAGACTTTATTTCCTCCTTTTGAGTTATGTCGAGTAGCCCACATGTATAAAATAGAAAAGAAAAAATACGCAGTCATATCCTTGTGGGATAATACTGCCAAGTTAGCCAAGAAGGAAAACAAAACACCAGTTGTTGTCCTCTGTCAAAAACACCGAAAGGGATTTTGGATTATTGTCAAGGATACAGACTTGGATAAGATACAAGGATATGGTCATGACAGGAAAACAAATAAGGACTTATCCAAGGGTAAGAAAGCACGGTAAACACAGAGCGCATCATCCAAACCAAGGGATCGGTGAGTTCAAATGCAATGTATGTCAAAAAAAATATACACGCTATAATAAGTTTGATCGTTTCTGTAATGAATGTAGGGCTAGGTTATAATGAAAACAAAGATCATAAAGTTTTCAGATATTATCAAACATCCACGAAAAAGGCATAGCAAAAGAGAAAAAGAAAAACATACTTGTACTGACTGCCAAAGACTGTACATAAAGGATATGATGATTCCTTATCGAAGATCAAACTATCTGTACTATGAAGAAAATGAAACTTGGTTCTGCATCAGGTGTTATAATAAAAGATTTAACTAACACACACTATTGGGATATAGTGTGGACAGGGGAGTAGTGGAAGTGTTCATCACGGTAATAGACATCCATGGATCATTACTTAATAATACGAAGTTACTCCCTTTATAAAATTGCTATTGTCGTGCTTATGCGTTTATCAGATTCAATAGTGAATTTGCTTGTAGAGTTTGATAATCAAGAGAAAAAAATGATTCCATGACGAACTTGTTTCTTTTTCGTTGTATTAAGATCAACACAACAATAGTAGTGTGGGTGTAAAACCCACTGGGTATACCTAAAAAGCATTAGGGAGTGAACCGAGTAATAAGGGTAGCTCCCTAGTGCAAGATGAAAGATTGTGAGTAGTATCTTCCATTCTTATATGGGAGGTGTTGCTTATGTTCGACTTTAATACAACAAGTCATTCGCTTCAGCAGATATTTCACGATTGGATTGACTATCTGATTCAAACTGGTCAGGTTAAAAGAGAAAACATCAACTATAAGCTGTTGACAGAGGCGATTATTGAGCTTGAACTACAATCATACCTCGATAATGGTGGTAAACTACACTAAATCCTTTTAAAGCCCTATTATAGCCTCTGACAGAGGCTTATCTATGTAGCTGACAGACTGTATCAGAAGGGGATGATTAGTCCTTCTCCTTCCATTTCTGTGCAATTTTTTCCCCACTTCTCCCAGCAATATATCCTCCGATTCCAATGGTCAGTAGATTCCACATTGGATCAGGTATCTCCAATATTAAACTTGTTCCGAAGATGGCATTGACGAATGGCATCAAGATAAAATTGTTGAAGATGACGATTATACAAATCCACATGAGTGATGGTCGCCATGAATTTGTCAGCCACGAACCACTTTGAGCTTCAGCTAAAATTATTTTAGATGCAGCTTTCATCTCCTCTGCTCCTGAGGTGAGTAGCTGTGTATTTATTTCATGTTTTAATTTTTCTTTTAAATCTTTATCAGGTACAGCCTTGTCAATGGTCTTTGCTATTAATTTAGCTATTGGACCGATAGCTCCTAGGAGTTGTAACATTCTGTAATAATTTGTTTATTTAAAATATCTGTTTGATTATAAGGTATACAACTAGAATAGCTACAGCAACCATAAATATTTTTGCTGGTTTAGCTAGATGCTTCCAAAAGTATTTAATCTTTTCCATAGTTTCTCTCCAATCTGTCCATAGACACAAAGTTTTTTTCTTGTACATGGCTATCCCATATGGATAGTTCTACTATACCATAGCTCCAGCCAGTCATATTTAATTTAGCATACTGCTCTACATGATTCATTGGCAACGCACAACCGACATTGATTACACGAATATACTGTTTATTCCCTATTTTTGGCGCTTTCCAGTCACGATCTTTGTGCGTATGACCGAACACTAGATCATGGACAAGATCATTCGCTATTGTTATTTCTGCATTACGTCCACTATACTCCTTACCCATAATATTTTTAGGTACATGGGTGAACCCAACGCCTGATATAAAAAATATATCTCCGTATTCTGTAATGGTCCATCCATGCATGGAGAATGATTCATAAAGTTGGCGTTTCATAATGCCCTCTATTTCAGGAATCTTCTCCTCAAACTTATGGACACGAACTTCGTGGTTACCAATGGTACAATGCTTTGGCACTTGATAGCTACCCATACCTTTGTTAATTAATGATAGGGCTTGACGCATGGAATTAATGTCTACCATAAAGGCATCCTTGAGTTTTCCCTGTTGGGTATCATTTGCTTGGAAGGAGGAAAGTGAATCGAAGGAGCTAACATCTCCAATATGTACTACGTAGTCAGGTTTGATATTCTTAATATGTTTGCCGATCCATAGGAAACGATCCTTATTAAGATTAGGATGGTCATGTGTATCCCCTATCACAAGGACCTTATGACCTCTGAATTTCATTTAGTTAGCTGATAAGACCTGAGTATATAGCTTTTAGTAATAATCCAAGGACCATAAAACTCACTGTCCACACGATCTTGAAGATGGTATCTATCTTTGCACTCATATGTGTAATATGATTATCCAACTTCTGATGGATCAATCGTAGTTCCCCATTAATCTTTATAATGTCCTCACGATTAGTTTGGGTAGGTTCAGCCATGTCAAGCTCCCATGTCTCCCTTTTTGGAAGGTAAGTTTTTAGGTGGAAAAATGTCAAAGGATAGACAATAGCTTTTTATCCAAATTGTTTTTTCATCTCCAAATCCTTTTTTCATTTCCCTATCCATCATATAATTCTCTGCGAGAATGGAATTTTCCATGCACTTTTCATGGGAATTGTACCCCATTAATCCATTGTAGATCAAAGGATTTCCATCTTGAACACTCATTAAAATTAAAAGGAACCAAATCTTTATCATAATTAATCTCCATATGAATAAGACCTATTCGTACTTGTGTTACCTTCAATCAGATCAAACAATTTATCGTGTTGTTTGATAATCTTTTTATTAACCTTCTGTATGTCTGCGTCTTTATTACGAAGTTTCTTTATAACTTTATTTAATTCTTCGACATCAGCTATGATGTTTGCCAAGTCCAGTTTCATCTTGACTTGATTCTCGATTACTTCCTTTTGGTTTTCTTCCTCAAAGGTTGAGTAAAGAATATCCACTTTGGAATCTATCTTACTGACATACCATACAAGACCGATTGCTTGTAAAAGTACAGCAAAAATTACAGCAGCATTTATTTTTAAATCTTTCATTTTTTGTTTTTACGATTCCATCTTTTATGCCATGCCCAATTACCGAACTTGCCACAATAGGTCGTTACCAATTCATAAAAATAATTTTTAACTTTCTTCATGATCCACAGCTTTCACATTCGCTTACACAAGTGCAAGGCTCTTGGTTACAAGCTGGACAAACTTTGGGTTTATCTTCAGAACAATTGGGATGGGAGCAATCCTTTTTTAATTTTCCACATTCACAGTAGTCACTCATATTTACCCCACTTAAATGATTGCTTGATACTCCAAGTTTGTTTGCTGGAATCTGATGTTGTTGTTGAATCATTCTTTGCATCCTTTGCTGTATCATTTGTTGTTGAACTTTCCCCATAGGTAACTGTTGTTGTTGTTGGTTTGACATTCATTCCACAAGAAGAAAAAAAAGTAATTACACATAGCGAAAACATAATTTTATACATTTCATAAATATTAAACTTTAGTAAATATGACTGCTCCATGTCCAGCTTGTCCACTACTAACAGAACATAAACCACCATTACCAGCAGTACCGGGTTTGTTAGTTCGAGTACCAGTTGGAGAGACATAGTAACTTGTTCCACCAGCTGAAGTAGTTTGAAATCCTGTATTTGATAATAGACCAGCTGTGTTTAGAAATCCACTTCCACCACCACCTTGAGCAACGTAAGCACAAGCACCACCACCTCCGTAGTAGCCTCCACCACCAGCATTAGATTCAGCATTACCTCCTGAATATTTTGCTCCTGAAGTTCCAACCGTACTTCTACCGCCAGTACCACCAGAGCCACCTGAAGATTGTGAAGCACCACCACCAGGAGCAGAACTACCATCAGCATGATAATAACTTCCACCAGCAGCACCAGAAGTGCCACCACCATAACCACCAGTTGTTCCTGACCAAGCAGCGTAACTTGAGCCACCACCACCAGCACCAGCAATTAATTGATAAACTGCGCTTGTGTTGTTGTAGTCACTTGATGAGCTTGTAATGTTAAAACCTGATTGAGTATAAAGACCAAATCTTGTAGAGCCACCACCATGTCCTTTGTTGACATCAGTAAGCGTATGTAATCCATTATCAGGGAATTTGGTTAAAGAAATACTACCTTGCTTACCACCTATACCAACAAGAACAACATAATCTGTTCCTGATAATAAAGTGATTTGTCCGTAAGCCATACCACCAGCACTTCCATGAGTAGCATAGTCGCATATACTTCCACTTCCACCACCAGCACCCCATATATCAACATAAACTGACATGTTGGCACTAACTGTAATAACTTCATATCCTGAAGTAGTTTTACTTGCAGTAGAACCAGAGTCAGCAAAATCTGTTCCAGTTGAGCCAATGTATAATGTAGGTGGGGGAGTAATAATAATATTAAAAGACCTGTCTACTGTTTTACTTGCTGCTGTTGCTCGACCAGTAAAAGAAACTGTAGTAGAGCTACCAACATCTGTAGGATCTCCTGATATTACTCCAGTTGAAGAATTTAATGCTAGTCCAGCACCAGAAATATTTGTAGCACCAGTTTCAGTATAAGCTATTGTATCTCCTTCAGCATCAGCAGCAACAAGAGTAAAATGTGTTCCTGTCGCATCATCTTGAATACTTCCTAAATTACCAGATGCAGTTGTCCAAGTGGGAGCATTATCAACATTGATTTGATTTTCTAAAATACCAATAGCTTCTGTAAGTTTTTTAATTTTAACATCATAAGGTTCTTTAGAATTTACAAAAGCTGATTTAGCAATGACAGCAGTAATTTGAGTTGCACTATTTATAGTAGTAGTTGCAGATGTAATTTCTGTTCCGTCATCCCCAAGAAACGAAGCTACATCACCTGAAGAAAAATTTGTACCAGTTATTACAAAAGTTTGATTTCCACCAGCAGCACTATCTACTTCAGTATCATCTACTGCTGAAATTGTTGGATTAGATGGTACATTAGCAAATGAAGTGCCATCATAGCCTTCAAATTTTCCAGTAGTTGAATTAAATCTAAATTCACCTGTTGTACTTCCTCGTTGAGCAGTAGAACCAACAGCTACTTTTGTGCCTTGAGTACCACTATCAGCAATATCGGTTGTATCTTTAAACTTATCTTTCTTTAAATCTTTATAATTAGACATCTTTTAATAACCATCCTTGTGTTGTGTTGTAATAAACCAAAGTAAATCCAGCTCTTTCAACTGCTACATCTAAATTAGATGAAGCACCTTGTATTTTGCTACTACCATATAAAATTGTTAAATCATTTGTGTCGAAAGTACCACTCACATCTAAAAAGTGTATTTCATCACCTATTACTCCTGAAGGTAAAGTGACATCAATAGCATTACTTGTTGTGTCACAAAAATAATTCTTTCTTGCTGCTGCTGTAAAGTTTGCAGACTTGCTTTCCCATACTGCACCTAAAGCTGAAGATGGTAGTCGTGCCTCTGCTACAGTTCCTGAAGTTAAATTTGATGCTGATAAAGCTGTTAAATCTACAGTTGCAAAAGCTAATTGCGCACTTCCATCTGTTTTAAGAAATTGATTTGCAGAGCCATCAGATTGAGGATATTTTAATCCATCAAGAATTACATCACCACTTCCATTAGGTGTAATCGCAATGTCAGCATTACTTACTGAAACAATGGCATTGCCATTAACATCCAACGCTCCACCAAGTTGAGGAGTTGTGTCATCTGCTATACTTCCAATACCAGCAGTAATAGAGGCCCAAGAACTTCCATTGTAATATTTAAGTGAATTATCTGAATCGTTATAAAATAAATCTCCTTCATCTAGTGAGGAAGATGGATTAGTAGAGCCAACTCTGTATCTATCGGCAAAACTATTTACTCCAGCAATATTATCCGCAACAGTATTCATATTGGCAACATTGTCAGAAGTTGCTAATAGATTTAAGTCAGTAACAATAGCGGATGTTGCAAGAGTATTTAAATCACTAACTATATCGCTTGTAGCTAATAAATTAATATCAGAAACTATGTCTGACGTAGCGAGTGTATTTAAATCACTTACTATGTCAGAAGTGGCTAGAATAGCCATATCAGCTACTATGTCAGAAGTGGCTAGAATAGCCATATCGGCAACACAAGCAGAAGTACCAAGTAATCCCATATCAGTAACAACAGCACTCGTTCCGAGTAATCCCATGTTGGTAACAGTTGTTGAGTTACCAAGCAAACCCATTGCAGTAACATTAGCTGAAGTAGCTAATAAATCCAGATCAGTAACTATTGCAGAAGTAGCAAGAGTATTAAGATCAGTTACAACATCAGAAGTTCCTAGAATTGCCATATCAGCAACACAATCACTTGTTCCAAGCAATCCCATATCTGTTACAACGGTACTTGTTCCTAGTAACCCCATATTCGTAATAGTTGTAGAATTGCCTAACAATCCCATAGCTGTTACATTCGCAGAAGTTCCCAATAAATCTAAATCAGTTACGATAGCACTTGTACCCAGTAAATTCATATCGGTAATGACACCAGATACTCCAAGCAATCCCATATTTGTTACGCTTGTAGAATTACCAAGTAATCCCATTGCAGTAACATTGGCAGAGGTAGCTAAAGTATTCATGTCGCTAACAATGTCAGAGGTAGCGAGAGTGTTCATGTCGGATACGACATCAGCAGTTCCCAAAACATTTAGGTCGGTAACTACATCAGCAGTTCCTAATATTCCCAAGTCAGTAATTACTGCTGAAGTGCCAAGTAATCCTATCTCCGTGTCAACAGCAGACAGGGCTGTAATTTCAGTTGAAATTCCAGCGACAGTAGAAACATCAGTTGTTGTTTGATCAAACTCTACAGCAGTTCCAGCACTATTAACGGATAAGATTTTATTCGCTACTAGTTCAGGAAATGTTAAATTATATGCAGTTGATGTTGTTGCAGCAGCTCTAGGAGAGAATTTTAAATCCCTCTCCACTTGCTGTGTCATAGCTATGACCTTATCCAGCTCGGTATTAAGTGTCTCTACAGGAAATGATCCTGATGCAGAAAAATCTCTAACAGTTCGTCTTGATTTCATTTGATAATAAAATTTCTGGGATCGGTTTTTCATTTCGTTTTCAGTTATTTCTTTAAAATCTAATTTATGGAATGACATAGGGTTACTTTCATTGTTAGTTTCACAAAGTAGAAAT